GTTTATCAAAGACTATGTAGAAGAACACAATGCTCTGCCTACATTTGATATGATCAACGCAGCAACAGATCAAAATTTAAAAGATCCAGGGCAACTACAAGAAAATCACTATGATTGGTTATTGGCAGAATTTGAAACATTTTCAAGACACAAAGCACTAGAGACAGCAATTTTAAAGAGTGCAGACTTGCTTGAAAAAGGTGAGTATGGACCAGTTGAAGACCTAGTTAAGAAGGCTGTACAGATTGGACTACAAAAAGATTTAGGTACAGATTATTTTGCAGACCCTAGAAGCAGATTAGAAGGCATCAAAGATAAAAACGGACAGGTAAGCACAGGTTGGCCAAGTCTAGACAAGAAACTGTTTGGCGGATTCAACAGAGGCGAACTGAATATCTTTGCAGGCGGCTCTGGTTCAGGTAAGAGTTTGTTCTTGGCTAACATGGGTGTAAACTGGTGTGAAGCAGGAATGAATGTATTGTATCTTACATTTGAACTTTCAGAAGCATTGGTTAGTATGCGACTTGATTCAATGACAACTGACATTCCAAGCAGAGACATTTTCAAGAGCATTGATGATGTTGAAATGAAAGTTAAAATGATTGGTAAAAAGTCAGGTGCATTCCAAGTCAAGTATATGCCTACAGGCAAGAATGCAAATGACTTACGTGCATATATAAAAGAATATGAAATTAAAACAGGCAAAAAAGTAGATGTTGTGCTTGTAGACTATTTGGATCTAATGCATCCAATTGGACAAAAGATTTCAGCAGAAAACTTGTTTGTTAAAGACAAGTATGTATCAGAAGAACTACGCAACTTGGCAATGGAACTTAATTGTATCTTTGTTACAGCATCTCAGTTGAATAGAAGTTCAGTAGAGGAGATAGAATTTGACCATAGTCATATTAGTGGCGGTATATCGAAAATTAACACGGCGGACAACCTCATAGGTATCTTTACAAGTAGAGCAATGCGTGAGCGTGGGCGCTATCAGATACAGTTAATGAAAACTAGAAGTTCAAGCGGTGTTGGACAAAAAATTGATCTAGAATTTGACATAGACAGTTTACGTATTCGCGACTTAGGCGACGACGAAGACTATAAAGAATTTGACAAACGCAAAGCAACTATCTATGATCAACTCAAGCGTGGCAATTCGCCAACTGCACCAGACGAAGTATCACAAGATCCAAGTGAAGGTGATACTGTAGGAAAGATTCGAGCCGAAACAGATTCAACTCGGCTTAGAGCATTTATTAATAATTTAGGTACAGAGGAATGATAAGAAACATCACATTTAATGAACGTGATTTAATTACAGAGGATCCAGTACGTCCTCATATCCCATTTGAAAAACGTGTGGGCGGTGGTCGAAGCATAGTGGTGCTTGAAAACAACGATCGTGTAGATGCTGTTGTGTGTTTTGCACTGTGTAAAGATGTTCCTATTACAGAACAAGAAATGTTTGAATTATCTGATCCTGAAGGTACGGTATGTGTTGCATATACTGTTTGGAGTTATAACAAAGGTGCAGGTAGGACTATAATTAACCAACTAAGAGACAATGCACAAGATCTATATTCTCGAATGGTTACACTATCACCGTTAACTGAAATGGCAGAACGCTTCCATATTTCAAACGGTGCAACATTTCTACGCAAAGGAGAAAGTTGCCAGAATTTCGAATATCCCCTCTAGACGGTTTGCTAACTATATAAGTTAGGAGTATATACTTTTGAACAATGGCACAATCGTTCGTTACTATCTCGCTCAGTGTGAGTACAAATGGTCGCACCGTAACACCAATCTAGAACAGTTATGGGTACGCAGAGCAGTTGGTGAAGCAGTTTACAAAACCATAGAAGAAAATGCATGGGAGTGGGTATTACAAAGATCCAACTCACAAACACTGCCCGGTGATGTATACTGCCGTTGTGACATATATGTAGACTGTGACTCAACTGAACCAGAACACACTATATTCGCACTACAACACAGTCACATCAAGCCCGTATAGCCGCGAAGCGGTGCGCGATTCCCAAAAGCCGTGAAACGGTACGCAGATTTTTCTAACAGCGCGAAGCGTTTGCTACGCAAAAATTTCAGTTAGAGTATCACAGTACTTGATGACTATAACAAAACAATTTCCTAGATACCGTGTAAAACGATACCAAACGACCTGCTAAACGGTGTCGAAATCAAAGGGTAACTAAATAACGGTTCTTATCCTGTATAACCATACTCGCAAAAGCTCTATCACGCTCGCATGTAAATGCTATAGTACGCTCCGAAGTCTGATAGGAATCTACACCGTGTTGAGTGTACAAGTGTAGTACCCAATACTGTGTTTGTGATTCCCAAGCCATTGGTGCTGTAGAGTATGATATTTGAATTTGATACGCAGTACGATGCGTTTCTGGATATAGTCTTCTTGGAAACATATAGTAATTATGCGTACAGTGTGTCGGCTAGTTTGTTTTTTTCGAATTGGGTCTATGACTATTCCAAAACTAACTAGAGTGTTCAAACTGCGAGTAAGCACTGTACGCAGTGATTTTATTTAGCG